ATTGTTACAATACACATAAATACCATCAGAGCATTCGCCAACAGGCTGTGCATCTACTTCATACTTAATGCAGTAAGCCTTAAATCTTTCAATTATTTTTATTTTATCATCTAATGAAACGCGGCCTTCTTTAAGCGTGGTGTTAAAAGGCATAGCAAATGACATCCAACCAATAGGCTTATTTTCATCAGCATATTCAATAGCTTCGTCTTCAGTGTTAAACAACTTTGCGCCTGAAGAATTGCAGCTTAATTCACCATCTTCATCAATGTAATTTGTTTCTTCGTAGTAATCTTCTGGGTCATAGCAGCACGCCATATACTTTGTAGTTTCAGCTTCATTAAGAAGACTTTCAAACAAGTTTTCTTTATTTATAGTGTTGCTTTCACCAAATCTTTTTGATGTGGTTGCATCAAAGTTAAAGACAACATCTCTAAGGTCTTCTTCAAACTCTTTCATAGAGCTTCCTTGATAATCATATCCTTCTGCGCCGTGAAGAATATATCCTACAGAAGTAATTTCAACCTCAGCAAAAGCCTCAGGTCTTTCACTTCCATTTGAATAAATATAAAGCTGAACTGTTTTATCATCAGTGGCTGTGTGAACTAATCTACTTGAGCGTTCAACAAGATCTATAATTTCTTTCTTTCTAACTGGGTATGGATTATTGAGTTCAATTCTTTTTTCATTAAGTTTGCCCATAAAGTCCTCTTTATAAAATTAGTTAATATACTAATATGAATGTATCTGCTCAATTTTTGCAACAAGTTAGAGATGAGTGTTATGGAACATCATTAAGATGTCTTGAAGCAACAGATTTTATTGGTGAACATCAAGAAATACCAATTATCAACTTTTGTAAAGCAAATGACATTTCACCTGACGACTTATCATTTGAACAACAAGCAGCGATCTTCAATAGCACAGTTGACAAAATGTGTGCAGATGCAGAGTTTTTCGCTGGTGTAGCTGATGAACTTGACAAACAAGCTTATATGAAATCTTTAATTGAAAACGGCTTAAAGAACATTCCATCAAACCGAACTTGGGGACTTAAACAAAAGTGTCGATAATAGTTCCTGATTTAATATCTCTTCTTCTCCCACCGTAAACATACTTTTCTCTTTCTTTTTCCTCAGATGTTAATGGGTCAAGTTCTTCAAGTATTCCTGTTGGAATGTTCATATAAGAGTTCTCATCATAATCTGGATTGAACCCACCCAAAAGAGAATAATATCTTAAAAGTGTATTAAAAATAACTTGACGAAGATCTTCTGAAATATCATATCTTGCCATTTGCTCATCACAAACTTTCAAAGCTTCAGTAATTGACATCGCCTCTTTATAACCAAGCCAGTCGCACATCATCTCAACAATATCAACCAAAGTCATTTCTCTTACGCCATATTCATAATGTTCAGGATGATGACGATTATACTGATAATGATGTTTGAAAACCCTATCCCATCTTTTAATCTTTTGCTTATATTCCTCAGAGCCGTAAGGGTAACGAGGTTCTTGGTCCATTTGTTTCCACCAAGAAAGTTCAGGTTCTTGAAGCTTTGACTTGTCGTGATTTACAGATCTTCTTATCAACAGTTGAATAAAGGTATTTATGTGTTTTCTTACGCGGGAAATATGTCCCTTGATGTAATCCTCCGTATCAATCTGTTCCATACTTATTTAGTCAAAAAATTATGCAAAATATTCCAGTGTTTTCGAGACTTTTTTAGCTATATGGGACAATAATAAATAATAAGAAAGTGTAATTTATTTATTGAACTTTGATGATTTTACTTTTATATTATTTTTGTAAATGGCACACAAGTCTTATAATATTGCAAATGCGGTAGCTGTGTTACAGGCTACACAGACATTCAAAAGGATTGCATCTTGGTGTTCAGCTCAGTTGACACGACATAATATGAGTTACGAAGACACTATTGAAAATCCTTTTTTGAAATATGCTACTTTGTTTGATACAAACGATGAAGTGAACGCTTACTATTTTGCAAAAGCTTTACTTCGTGACAGTTGGAAATTAAGACAGTACTATGCTGACCGTGAAGTTTACGGAGTAATTCTGTATGACATAAATTGCGAGTTGAATGTTTTGAAAAACTTGAGGAAGTAAATGGTTAAAAGAATTGAACTTGGTACATCTTACATTATCCCAAAAGGACTTTTAGGTTATTACATAACGCTATTGTTTTGGATTTTTGAAGATAAGCGTGTTGAACCCTTTGTGCATTTTGATAAACATACTTTTTATACGATGTGCAGAAAAGACTGGGAATGGGGCAAGACAGTTTTGATGAACATAATGGAAGATCTTCAAGGTTTGATTGATGAATTAGGAACAAATAAACATACACACGAATGCGCAATTATTTATACTTACATAAGACGCATTCGAGAAATAAGAACAATTCTTTCAGAACGAGTAGTTAAAAGGCCTATATATGCATATGTAAAAGACTGACATTTTTAATTAGGAATTGATAAGGACGGAGCAATCCGTCCTTTTGTGTTAATATTGATTTATGGCAGTCGATAATGGTTTAAGAAAAGGTGAACATTACCAAGCAACACAAGAAGACTTCAACGATGACATAACAACATTAAGTGTTTTATGTCAGGATCTTATAAATGCTGTTGTAATTGATAAAGGTAGTGAAGAAGTTTCTATTATGGACATCGTTCACGCCTTTGAAAGAATTGAAGTTGTCGACCCATCACTTATCTCTCGTCTTGATGCAAAGCTTGGAAAAGTAATTGTCAGATCAGAAACAGAAGTAAACATTCCAGGTGTTGAATATGATGTCATAATTCGCAATGAAAAAGATCAGCAAAAAATTACATTCTCAGTTTGCTGTTAATATAAAAACAGATTTTTCGGAGGTAACTTAATTGATTAAGTTTTTTCTTACTCGTGATGTAGCTGCTCCATATCGAGAAAACGGTAATGCAGGCTTCGATTTCTTTGTCCCAAAGTTTAATGAAGCTTTCAAACTTACTTGTGCAAAAGAAGCAGAAAAGAATCCTAAAGCAGGTTGTTATTTCAAAGTTGATGAAAATGGAAAAGAATATATCGACTTCCCAGCAGGCAGTCGTGTTTGTATTCCTTCAGGTGTAAAGTCATATCTTTCACTTCCAATGCCGCTTGTTTCTTATGGTTTGCAGATGGACTTGTTAGTTGAAAACAAATCAGGTGTTTCAACAAAGAAAGGTCTTGATGTAGGTGCTTGTGAAATTGACCCAAACTACCAGGGAGAAATTCATCTTTCATTGACAAACGCATCTCCTGAAGATGTTCGTATTTACGAAGATGACAAGATTACACAGCTTGTTCCTCGTGTTTATGTAACTGAGGAAGCTCACATCTTTACTGATATTGCTGTTGACCCTGAGGAAGGCATCTCTGAGGAACAATTTTGGGAAGGTTTTGAGTACAACAATCGCGGCACTGGCGGCTTCGGCTCAACTGGAGATAAGGCAAAGTAAAAAACAACAAGAGGTCGTTGACCTCTTTTTATCATAATTTGTTTGAGGTACATATAAATGGTTATGTATGAAGACGATGGCAAAGGTAACTTGCTTTTGAAATATGAAGTGGTACCTTCTGCAAATGAAGTAATTCGTGATGTTCTTGAGGCACCTATTGAAAGTGGTGAGACATTTGGAAACAAAAGAAAGAACACAAAAGCTATTCTTGACAAGTACATTTTTATTGATGCAGAGCTTGGTAAGAAAGCTGAAGAAACAGTTGTTGCTGAAGTAACAGCAAAAACAAGTTGGAAAGCAATTCGTTCAAAAGAAACCAACTTGGTTGGTTTTGAACTTCCTGAGTCAGCAGAGTCTGAACAGAAAGAACTTATGGGAGCTTAAAATGGCAGAAGAGAAGAAAGAGAAGTTGACAGCTGCTCAGAAATTGATTTTGAGCAAGGTAATTGCAAAGCGCGACAACTCAACTTTCGTTCTTTGTGTAAACGAAGATCAGGAAGCACAGATTGAAGAGTATCGCAGAATTGCAAAGCAGATAAACGGTAGACAGCTTTCACCTGAACAGAAAGAAGAAGTAACAAAAATGAAGCAGGATGTTTTCAACATTCACGCAGAAAATGTTTACTGTCCTCACTGTGGCAAACTTGCAATCGTTAAAGGCGACATTGACAATATGCAGTTGTCTTGCGAATGTGAAGGCGCTAAAAAGGAACTTGCTGATAAGCAGGCTATCGAAGCACAGCAAGCTGCTCTTGACAAAGAGTTCTATGAAACACAGGTTGCTGCAACAAACAAAGCAATGAAACTTTACAAAGAAAAGTACAAGGACATTGTTGAGTTCCGCAGAAAAGCATTTGAAAATCTTGACAACGACATTATGAATGCCGCTGCTCTTTAATCAAATCAATTTATGTTGACAAAAGGCGAGCTTAATTGCTCGCCTTAGTTAATATAAAAATGGAGGTTTTAATGAATATCATCGTTGAGGGGGCTGATGCACTTGGAAAATCAACGCAGATAGCTCTCATCGAAAAAGAATGGGAAAAAAGAAACAAGGCAGTTCACATTGTTCATTATTCAAACATTAAACTTGACAGCAATGAAGAAATTAAAATTGCATCAATGAAACGCTATCGAGAAATGTTCAGACTGATGTCAGTTGTACCAAATGAAAATGTTTTGATTTTTGACCGCGCTCATCTTGGTGAAACAGTTTATTCACCAATGTATCGTAATTACAATGGTGACTTCGTTTTTGATTTTGAAAAAGATTATGTAAGTCACAACAACCCAGTAACAAAGTTGATTGTGTTTACAGATACACCTGAAGCAGTTATTGAGCGTGATAAGAAAAGAGGCGATGGTTTATCATTCTCTCTTGATATTGACAAAAAGCGTCAGGAACTTGAAGCTTTTGAAAGAGCTTACAATATGTCTTGTTTGGACAAAAAACTTATTCACTTAAATGGTCGAACACCTGAAGAAATTTGGGAACAAGATGTTTGGCCGTTTATTTTCGGAGCATTGTAATGGAAAAGAAATTGATTATAATTTCTGATGTTGACGGCGTACTTACTGATGGGTCATTTTATTATGATGAAACAGGCAAGTGTATGAAAAAGTTTGGAAGAGACGACGCTGATTCTTTAAAGATGTTGCGTAAAAATATTCCTGATGCTGAAGTACACTTTTGTTCATCAGATTTCCACGGCTTTGCAATAACTGAAAAGCGCATTAAAGATATGGGCTATGAAGTTGACAAAGTTTCAGTAAAGGACCGTCCTCAATGGATTGAAGACAACTTCAGAAAAGACCCTAACAACTTCGTCGTTTACATTGGAGATTCATTTGTTGATATTCCTGTGTACCGCAAAGCAGATATGAGTTGTTGTGTAAATAACGGACATTATCTTGCACAAACTGAAGCTGATTATGTTTCAGAAATGAATGGCGGTGACGGCGGTTTTGCAGATTGTATTCTTGAGGTTATGTCAAAGTTCACTAATAAATCAAAAGAGGACTTGATGTATGAATACATATCTTAGTGCAGAAGACCAATTAAGAGAAAGCGGTTGTACTGACGAAGACATTGCAATTATGAAACAGCTTTTTGGAGACGAAGCTTTTAATGAAGTCAAGTCTCTGAAAAGTAATAAAGATGACGATTATGGAAAAGTCGTTGAATCTTGGCGATCTCCAAATATAACATACAAGGAACACGACCCAAATGTTGAAACAATGTATGTTGACCTTGAAGAAGTTCAGTACTTTGGAGACTTACCACATTATTGTAACTTTATCAGAAGTCAGATTGACATTGCAATTAAAAAACAGGAAGCATTAGTTATCCGTTGTACTGAAGAGACAGCTGATATTTTGACTCGTGCAAACCCAAACATTTTCCAAGATGCAACTGTAGATTATTTGTAATATTGTTAATATAATTCGTACGGAGGTTCTATGAGTGTTAGACCATTAGGTAGTTCACCGAGAACAGTATTGATTCCTTCAGCAGGCACAGGCAGCCGCTTAGGTTCATTTACTGCTGAAGTGAATAAGGGACAGATGAGTGTAGGTGATAAACCTGTCATTTCATATGTCATTGAAAAGTTTAAGCCTACAGATAAAATCATTATTTGTGTAGGTTACAAAGGAGACTTGCTTAAGCAGGTCATTAAAGCTTGTTATCCAAATTGGAACATTCAGTTTGTTGAAATTGACAAGTTTTCTGGAGAAGGCTCAGGTCCTGGGTATTCAATTATCAAAGCTCGTGATTTGATTAAAGAGCCTTTTTACTTTTTCTGTAATGATGGAATCATTGATGATGACATCTCTCAAATCCCAACAACATCAAACACAATTCTTGGTTATCCTTGTGATACTGTAAGTAATCCTGAAGCTTACCGCAACTTAAAAGTCGTTGATGGAAAAGTTGTTGAAGTATTGCCAAAAGGTGACCCGACACCACACGCATACCCATACATTGGTATTGCTTATGTAAAGGACTGGGAAGACTTCTTTGCTGCTTATGACAAGAATCCTGAATTGTTTACAAATGCAGGTGAAGCTGTAGGTTTGAACAACCTTAAGAACAGTGACTTCTATCTTTGTCCTTCTTGGTGTGATACGGGTAACATTAAGGATTTGGAAGCCGCAAAGAAAAAGTTTTCAAAAGATGGAAGAGCAATTCTTGAAAAGCCTGATGAAGCAATTTGGTTTTTCGATGACAAAGTTGTAAAGTTCCACATTGACTCCAACTTTATTAAGGACAGAGTTGCAAGATGGGAAAATGTTGAAAACAGAACAAATGATACATTCGTTTTACCAAAATTGATTGCTCACTCTGATAACACTTATACATATAAGTATGTTGATGGAAGAGTAATGTCAGAAGAAAAGTCATTGCCACTTTTCAAGCATCTTGTTCGTTCATATCTTAAAGGCATTGTTCCTGTAAAAGTTTCAGAGGAAACATCAGCTGAAGGTTACAAGAACTTTTATTACAAAAAGACGATGGACCGCATTCAGCAGTATCTTGTAAAGTTTGAAGACAAAGACGAAGATTGTTTAATCAATGGTATGAGATGTAAGCCTGCTCGTGACATTCTTAAAAGCCTTGACTGGGATGAATTGTCAAAAGATGCAATTTGGTCTAAAAACTTCCACGGTGATTTCCAAATGGAAAACATTATCAATGTTGATAACTATTCGTTTGCATTGATTGACTTCCGTCAGAACTTTGGAAGTATGAAAGATGTTGGTGATATTTACTATGACATCGGAAAGTTGTGGCATTCGTTCTACATCAATGATCATATGATTAAAGATGGTCACTTCTCGATTGACTGCGTAGGTGAAAACGCTTACGAACTTGATGTATATCGTTCATTGGTTTACACTGAGTTTGAAAACATTTTGATACATATTCTTCGCGAAGAAAATGTTAATATAGAAAAGGCAGAATTGATTATGTGTGTAGTTATTTTGTCATTTGCTGCATTACATACACAGCCTTACTCAAAGTTTGCGTTCTACACAGGCAAGTACCTTCTTAATCGTTGGTACAAAAAATATATAGAGGTGAAATAAATGAATATTGCAATAGGTAAGTTCGGCCGCTCTTGTTTCTTTGATAAGTCAAGATGGTCGATTTATGCAGGTGATGACTCACCATACATTTTTTATACAACTTTGGCAAAGCGCTTTCCTGAACATAAGTTTTACTTTATTGGTGGTAATGACATCAATAAGTGTCGTGAAAAGGAACAGCCGCCAAAGCAAGTTGGTTTCGGTGGGTTTATGAACCCAAGAAAGATTGTTGAAAATCCGAATGTCATTGTTCCTGCAAACATCATTGATCTTTATCATCCTGCTGCTGATATGGCAAAAGCAGAAAAGATTGAAAAGCACGATGCTTTGGTAAAGATTATGGAAAGAGACGGAATTAAAATTGACTTCGGTATCTTTCTTCAGGGACCTGACCAATCAACTACAATGAATAACAAAGGCATTGTATGTAAGACCGACTTCAATCGTCTTGCAACACCTATGCAGATGGCAACAAATTACTCTGCTCCGATTGTTCATTGTTTGAATTACTTTGGATTTCCTTGGGTATCTGTAAATGAGGATCCTCGTTATGTACCTATCAACACTCGTGATATTTACAATAACGAACTTGAAATCCTTTCACAGATAAACAAAACTTGCCGCGTTGAAAGATGTAAAGGTTATTTTGAAGATTCAAAAATCTTTTTGCAGCACGATTTGAAATATCGTTATGCAGGAATTGAAAAAATGTTCCTTGCTGATAAAAAGAAGGTTGACTTCAGTGATCCTGACCATATCGTTGTTGGTGATAAAGTTTATCAGAAAAAGAATGACTTTATTATGACATTGAATGGTTCTCCTGACCGCTTTGATTATTTGAAGCGTTGGGTACTTGACATTGCAAAAGATCAGGTTATTTATGGTAAGTGGCCTGAGGAAACAATTAAGGGTTATGAAAAGAACTTTGAGTGTAAAGGTATCGTTGAAATCGAAGATCAGATGTGGGAATCAAAGTTTACTTATGTTCCTTGCTTCGAACGCCGCCTCACTAATTTCGTAACACAAAAAGTTTGGAAGATGATTTATTATGGCATCATTCCATTCTGGGATAAGTATTCATATGACACTGACGGATACTACAAAGATATGCCTGATTATTTCAAAGTTTCTTCACCAAAAGAAATGTGGGATAAAATCAAGTATCTTAATGAGCATCCTGATGAGTATAAGAAATATTTGAAACAATATTATGATCTTCTTGAGGATAAGTATTTCAATGGTGACTTCATTGTTGAAACATTTAAGCCTTACTTTGATAAGTATGGTCCTCAGCCTACAAGAAGAATCATACAAAACTAATTTGGAGGAAAAATGGCAACTGACGCATTTGCCGCAGCATTGGGCACAATTCAAAAGAAAATTGGAAACGCGATTAAGCCCGTTAATCAGAACCTTCTTTGTAAGAAGTTAATTACAGACTCACCGCGTTTGAATTATGAGTATGGCGGAGGAATTAAGATTGGTTGTTTTCACCGCTATATGGGACCTGAAAGTGGCGGTAAGTCTACAATTTGTACATACATCGCAGGTCAGTTTCAGAAGCATCTTGCAGAACAGCATCCTGACTTGGCTGACCACGACATTGTTGTCTATATGGACTTTGAGCGTTCTTTCGACCCAGATCACGCTCACGAAAATGGCTTGAATGTAACATCTGTTTATGATGATGCTGGTAAGTACTGTTCAGATGGTAAGTTTGTACTTTTGCAGCCTGACTGTTTGGAAGATGGCGCACTTGCTCTCGAAGAGATGATTAAAACAAACCGTGTTGCGGTTGTTATCTTTGACTCAGAATCTATGGCGCCTACTCGTACTGTAATGCAGGATGAGTTCAACAAAGCAAACTTCGGTTCTGGTGCAAAAGCTTTGAAGGAATTCTGTAACCGCTTCAACATTCTTTGTGCAAATTACAACACAACAATGTTTGTAATTTCTCAGGAACGCGCACAGATGGCTCAGATGTCCCACGCTATTGCAACTACAGGTGGTTATGCTTTGAAGTATGTTGCTTCAACTCTTAACCGCGTTCGTAAGATTGAAAACCTTACAGAAGGCAGCAAGATTGTTGGCATTCATATGCAGGTACGCAACTACAAGAACAAGACAGGCATTCCATTCCGTGAATGTGAGATGGACCTTTACTACAAAGGCGGCTTTGACTCAACTGGAGAGTTCGTTGACTTCTTGTATGAGTTTGCTGAAGATCCTCGTTTGCTTAAACTTGTCGACTGTCGTTCAAAAGGATATTACAATTCAAAGACAGTCTTTGGTTGGAACTTCCACGGTAAGGATGCTTTTGTTGCTGCTATCAACAGCGGTGAAGTAAAGCCAGCTGAATGGGAACAGATTAAGCAGACAATTCAGGACATCATTTCCCACGAAATCGAAGGTAAAGAGTTTACTGGAGATGAAGATCAGATTGCTGAACAGGACTTGACAAAAGAAAAAGCTGAGGAACTTTCAAAGGCTGAAATTGAAGCTGAAGAAGCAGAACTCAAGCAGAAAACAACTTTTGTAAAAGCTGATGAAGCAGCTGAAGAATAATTTCAAAATATCAATTTAAGAATACAATTCTCCTTAAGAGGGCAGGTTTTACGGACCTGCTCTTTTTAGACTAATTGGATATGGCAGACAATTTTAGAATAAAAATTGAAGATCTTGAAGGTAATGGAAATCTTCACGGTAGTAGTGAAGAAAAAGTTGAGTCAAGCGCATTGCCTAATCAAGAGCCCGCAAGTGGAAGCCAATCTTTTAACGGCGGTAAATTACAGTCCAACTCCTCAGGTAATACTTCGATTGCACTTGAAAGCAGTTCATCATCTTTCAAAAGAGATGTAAGCAAAGAAAGTTTTGACACTGACATTCATACAGATATTTATTCTGAGGATCCTGCCCAAGCCTACAACTTAAATGAAAGCGATGCTGAATACGCAGAAATGATTGCTGCTTTAGGTGACGCTTATGGTAAAATATTCAATATCGATGCAGAAGATGCAAACGCAACAGCTAATGGTGTCGATGGCCTCGGTCTTTATAGCAAAAAACTAGACCCTGCCAAAATGAATGCTTTGGCAAAGCAACTTATTTACGGAACACTTAAAGAAGTTTTGTCTGATATGAATGCAGATGGAAGCAACACAAGCCCAGGCAGTAATGATGGCGGAAGCGGCAATGGTACTGGTGACGGATATTCAGGAATAAACGAAGATGGCAGCAATTCTTCAAACAGTGCACTTAAGCCATTTGACATCAACATTCCTATTTCAGACTTAGGTAATGGAACTGACCCTTATGTTGAAGTTCTTCCTGCAATCGATGATGCTATTGATGAACTTTATTCAACTGAAGTTGATTATCAAGCAACAAATGAAAATGTAGATGCAACAGATATTCTTGATAAAAAGCCAAGTTATGGAAAAGTAGAAAATATTGAAGCAGACCTTGACCACACAGGAAAATGGGATTTAAGAGCAATGCCTGATGCAATGTCAAATATGTATGATGTTTATTTCCGCATTGTTGATAATGATACTGATGTTGACGGTAAGCATCTTACTCCTGGGCTCCAAGGCGTTGATAGTTTGTTCAGTTCTCGCTTGTTGTCTGCAAGAATATCTTCTATTGAAATCCCAGCTTATGAAAGACAGACAACTGAAGTTTCAGCTTGGGGTGGAAAACTTGAAAGACCTACTGATGCAATCAACACTCCAGGACAGTCATCATTCTCAATAAGAGGCGATACTCGTTTACTTTATATTGACTTTATGAACATTATGTCAGGTACTCCTATGGCGGATTATCTTAATGTAGGTAGTGCAGTGTTTGACTTGAAAGATAAGTTGAGTTGTTCAAGAACAGCAAATTATATTAAAGAAGCAGGTGAAGATGCCAAAAAAGCAAAAGAGGCTATGGAAAAAGCTATTGCTGAAATAAAGAAAAAGGAAGATGAAGACCTTCAAGCTGCTCGTAACCTTATAATTTCTCAATATGAAAGCAATCTTGCTGATGAAAATCAAAGAAATATGTTTATGAAAGCTGCGCTTGCCCGCTCTTCTGCTAGTGGTATGCCTTTATATGCAGCAGAACTTGAATTGATTGAAGAAGCAGGTAATGCTCAGGTTGCTGCATTGAATAAGAAACTTAAAGAAGTTAAAGCAAAAGAAAATGATGGTGGAGCAGACAAATATTGGGCTTTTGAAAAAGAAAAGAAAAGTCAAATGACAGAAATTAAAAATGAAATTAAAAAGCTCCAAAAAGAACAAGAAGCTCGTGCAAAAAAGATTTCTGATGTTACAAAAGAAGCTGCAAAAAGACTGAGAAACGCAAAAGCAAAAAAGAATGTAGCAGTTATTTCTGCTTATTTAAGAAATCGTCCTGTAGCAGTTGAACAGAATTGGACAGAAGCTTCTGCTTATGTAACAGGCGCGATTGCAAGAAATATGTCAGTAAGAGGAACAGCCGCTCCATTCAGTTCATTTGAAGATTTAAGTAAACACTCTCGTGTTGATATTATTGTAAGACGCGTACCTCAAGGTGAAAGATTTAATTCTTTGGCAACACCTAAGAAAGATGAACGCTTTATATTTGAAGATGTTAAATTACTTGGTACTTCAAACGGAATACAATTCAAACGAGAAAGTGCAGATACACAAGACTTTACATACAACTTTATTTATAAAAGATTTTATAAACTTGATTATTATGCAGATGATCCTGCAGATTGGGTAAACTCACAACTTGACTCATTGGCAAACTGGTGTGTTGATTGGACAAATGACCAAATTAAGAAAGGATCATCAGCGTTGAATTCATTGCTTAAAGGTTAATATATTTTATATGATTAGTATTTCTTTCGACTCAGCAGAAGATGATTTGCATATTACAATCGGAGGAGACAATTTCCGTGATCTTGTTGACTTTGTAAAGTTGCAAGGTTGTCGTTGGAATCCCGACTTAAAATGCTGGACATTAAGTGTAACAAAATATGAGGACTTTAAGGCAGCCGCAATGGCTTTTGATGCTGTTGACATTGATATGTTGACAAAAACAGAAGTCATAAGATGGAGAAACAGTCTCGTTGAATTAAAAGTTTATCGTCGTGCATTCAAACAAGAATTGATGAATCTTCCCCCACTTGTAGGTAAACATCCTTATGAAGATTATCAGATTGCAGACATTACACGAGGGCTTTGTCAGAACAGATTTTTGTTCCATCACGAGATGGGTTTAGGCAAGTCTTATATCTTAACTGCTTTAATTGAACATAAAAGATATTATGGTGACATTGGCAAATGTTTGATTTTCTCAACGCCAATCGGTACACGCAACCTTAAATCAGAATTGTTGAAACACGGTAAGAATATGCGTGATGAAGATATTATTACATTTACATCAGCAGGTGCAATTCCTTTTGAAGACCGTGACATTTTCAACACTGAAAAATATCCGCAGACAATTATTATCTTGTCATATGATGCTTTGAAATCAATAAGCAATTATTATTATGATAAGAAGTATGGAACTAAAACAAAGAAACATCCTTCCACAGGTAAAGCATATCGAACAAACTGTATGCCAATTAAAGAATGGCTGGGAGATAAGCCAGGCGGATTGTTCCTTGATGAAAACCATTCTCTTGCGGTTCCTTCATCAAGAAGAACACAAGTAATGAATTGGATTGTGCCTTTCTTTGACCAAAGATTCTTGTTCACAGGTACACTTGCTGACAAGTATGAAAAGTTGTATGAACCTTGTTGGATTCTTGACAAAGCTTTGGTTGATGGAATGGACTATCCTACTTGGTGTGCAGCTTACAATGAACTTGGTAACAAGTATTCTGCTTATGCAATCAATCCTGATAAATGGAACCTTGAAAAGCTTGAACAGTTGAACATTGAAATGATGCATAAGTATTGTTCAAAACGCAAGATGACAGATTGTCTTGACTTGCCGCTCAACTATGAAGTTCCTACAATCTATTGTGATATGTCACCATTACAAAGAAAGATTTATGAACGCTTCAGTAACTTTACTGCTCAGGAACAGGCAGATCTTGCAGGTGATGGCGGTAAGTCTTTCAGTGAACGAATGATGAACCTGTTTCAGTACTTACAAGGCGCGGTTGATAACCCAACTTGCTTAAAGAACAGTTCAAAGTTTGACAAGTTTCCTGAAGACTTGAAGCAAGATATCTTAAAGTTTGATTGGAACAAGCATTCAACAAAAGCAGAATTGGTTGATGATATTGTTGAAGAACGCTCAGGTGAAGAAGGCGAAAAAGGAATTATTTGGTATTTCCATCCTCAAACAAAAGATGCATTGGTTGAAAGATATAAGAAGTATAATCCTACTGTAATTTCTGCTGATGTTCCGATGGATGATCGTGTTAATATTATAAATAAGTTCCTTAAGGACCCTAAGCAGAAATTGATTATTGCATCAATCAATGTAATGAACACTTCTGTAACATTGATTGAATGTAAGTATGAGATTTATGTTGAAAAGACTTACAACTTTGTTGTTTACACACAGTCAAGAGGCCGTATTTTCCGCCCTGGTCAGAAGGACATTACAAGAACTTATTCAATGCGTTATGATAATTCATTGGATAACTTACAGGAATTGAACTTGAAAAGCAAAGGTGAAACTTTGAACTCTTTGTTTAATCAGCAGTACATTTCTGCAAATGTTTGGAAAAAGCTGTTTAGCTTACAGAAAAATCAAACAATCTAATTTATAAACGGAGGTTGAAATGCAAATTGCGATAGTTGTGTTGCTTTCACTTATTCTTATTTCAAATCTTTTTATTCTTGCAAAGGCTTCAAGATTAAACCCAAGTAAGTTTATGGAATTGTTTACAACACAGAATGCAGAATCTGTTGAAACAGCAATCATAACTGATCTTATACAGTATTGTGAAACAAAGGGTATTCACGGCGCTTATTTTGATACGAAAGGTACAACTGCTGGCCTTTCATATGAAAAAGATGGTGAGACTATTCACATCATTGACTTAGCATTCCCGATGACAAAAGTAGGTTCTGCCGAGTATTTGTCATCTTTGGAATATCAAAAAGAACTTATTGATAACTTTTGCGGAGGTACAAATAATGCTTAAGTTGAATAAATTGGAAGTTGGTGTTTTTCCAAGCTCACAGATGCAGGGTATGCCTGTTATACATTTTGACATCATTGACGATGGAAAAGATTATGAACTTGATGCTGAAGGAAAACCAACTCAGGAAGGTTTAGTAAAATGTTCAGAAGCAATTTTGAGTGACATCAAAACTGAACTTGAAAACAACCATTGGGAAGATGAATGGGTTGACTTCCTTCTTGCAAAGAAATATGGTGTATTCACTGGCGATGAAATGGCATCAGAAAAGAATGTTGATTGTTCAGATATTTTGTTCAGAATGATTTCACACATTTCACACGATATGCAGAACGACATTGAAGAAGTTGAATTCCGCAAACGCCCACCTATGTTTGTATTCTCAGGTACACCAAAGTACTATACAGGACTTAAACAGTTTTATGAAAACTTCAATGTTCTCTTCTGTAAGGTAACTCCTGCATTGCCTGAAAATATGTTCGCTTTCCTTGAAATGCAGAAACATACTTTCTGTAATGTTGAGACAGTTGCAACTTGCGCAGATGATGTAAAAGTGTTTTATGAAAACTATCTTGAAAATCCTGATGCAGGTGCAGACCCTAACAGAACAACTGTTCTTATTGAAAAAACAGACAAAGCAAATGAAATCTTTCACGAAGCAAAGGATTTGAAAATCCGCGTTATGGCTTCTTTGAAAGCTGTTACTACAGGAGCATTGGACATATAATGAAAGTGGGAGACCATTGTTTTTTGAAAAACTCAAGCGCTGAAACATCTGTTTTTTATCAGCGAATTAAAAACACTGGTCTCCCATTGATTTGTCCGTGTGGCCTTAAAAACACAGATGAGCTTGAAATTACTGACAAGCTCACCGAAAAGTTTTTCTTATTAAAAGTTTTAAGAAATAATCAACTTACTGTTGCTAAGTTTTCTGACTTAGTTCTCAAATAAAAGTTTACAAAGTTGAGGATATTTTTCCCAAGAGAAAACATTTCTTGAGTTGGTTTCTTCTTTCTTTGACTGTTTATCTTTATCGTCTTCGTCTTTCTTTCCTTTAAGATCCTGCTTAATACCTTTGACCATTTTGTCGATTGAATTGGCCATAAACTTAATGCCTTTATCAGAATCGCTTTTAAGTGCATTCCAAGCATTGTTAAAGTCAGCCATAACAAACTCTTTTACAGCTTTTGCAAATTGGCTTTCTGCCTCTTTTGTTTTAAGGCGTTTATCTTTGTTTTTTGTCCACCATTCAAATGCTTTTGCATATTCAATAATGAACTTAATCTTAGCTTCATCTTTTTTGAATTGTTTATTGAACTCTTCTTCATCCTGTGGAACATCATTTCTTTTCTTAATTTCTGCCTTAGGATTCTGAATCATTTTTGCAACTTCACTAATAAGTGGAAGAATTGCTTTGTTGTTTGGATTTTCGTAATCACCTTCCATTGGTACGACATCAACAACACCTACCTCAGGACTTTGAATTACTAAGCTTTTTGGCAAAATGAATGTGTACTTATTACCCGCTTGAACTGTCTTTGAAGATAATGCCATTGTCAAAAGATCTTTTGGATTTGCATCAAATCCTTCTGCAGATATGTGTGCGAGTTCTATTGCTTTACGAATTGCTTCTGACGGATGGTTTTTATAAAGGTGATGAATGTTTGCTGCAGTAAGTCCAGCGTTATCAACATTACAGAACCAAGTTTCAGCAGTCTGATATGCAGGATTTGACTTAATCATAGTGTTTCTTGCATTCATAAATGCATTAAGGCATTTTACACTTGGTGCTGCTGCATTACAAATGAATATTACTTTATCTTTTTCAGCTTCTTCAGTAGGTTTTGCTGCTGTTGTCTCAGTCGCTGGTTTTGTTTGAGTAGTCGCTCCTGCTGTCGTTGCAATATTTTGACCCTGAACAGCAGCGGCAGCAACTCCATCGTTTTCTGTAAGTCGGTCATAATTCTCTTCAAGAACTGTAATGTTTTCAAAATATCTTCCATACTCCTGTGGGATCAATCTATTTAAGATGTTAACATTCTTATTTTCTGTAATGAAAACCAAATTATCACAGTTGTCAGAAATTGCTTTTTCGATAAGTTTGTCAGCTTTCTCAGGAGAAAAGTTTCCTTCCATTTTCAATGTAACTGCGTCATCTTCAGTGTATCTTACAACTGCATCAACCTGCATTTCAGCAAGATACTCAGTTGGCTTTTCTGTAAAATAACAAATACCTGTCATAACTTCCTCTTATAAAATTAGTATGTTGAGACTTTTTTAGCTATATGGGACAATAATACAATAAGAAAAAGACAATATTTTATATGTTTTTGAACTTTTGCAAAGTATCTTTTATATTATTTTTGTATGGAATCACGAAACTGGAAACCTTATACAAAAGAAACTCAATTCACTATCAAAAGAGGCCGCTATTGGCTCAAACTTAAAAATGGTGAAGAAATCTACGACGACTTCAAATATCGTGGTAGCTTTGGTTGGGGATTTTCGGGATATGCAGATCGCATTGGAATAGTTGAATACGCAGAATTCTAAAGGAGCAAATTATGACAGAACATTACAAACTTATTTCAGATATGCAGGAACTTCAGTGGTACTTTGACCACATTATTGTAAAACCTGGGTATGATGAAGCCTATGCCTTCTGTATGTCTTCTCGACATAAGAAATTGACAAAAGAAGAACGCGAAGAACTTGGTCAGTCAAGCGATGATGAAATGCTCGACCCACAGGTTGTTTTCCCTGGTCGCAATGGTGAATGGGACTTCCTCCGCTGGGCAAAAGGTATTATGAAGTACGAGGTACCAAAGCTTGCTTATACAACTCGCAAAGGTAAACCTTTCCTTGAAAAGACACTTGTACTTTACAGCACTCCAAATCCTTCTGACGAAAGAAATGTTGTAAAACTTCTTAAGCAGTACATTGCAGTACACGAACAGGAGTTGGTTGACTCCGCTCTCAAAGGATCGAGAACCGGTGTCAACGAATCACTCTATAAGCTCTGCCACTCGCTGGTAAAGTTTAAGAGGCTCCAGTTTGACTGCACAGGTAATCGCAATTGGGTTGATTTTGACCTTGACCTTAATGACGAAGGTAAGAAAAGACGCCTTGAAATCTATGAAGCAGTTCACGCTGATTTCCTTTCAAAGTTTGGTAGAAATGCGTTTGCCGCTGTTCAGACCACAGGTGGTTATCACTTCCTTGTTATGAAGTCAAAACTCAACTTCAATCCGCATCAGTTCTGCAAGGACATTCTTGAGTCACACGGTTACACTGAGTTTGCTGATGAGTTCAAATACAACAACAATGGTATGCTTCCGACACCTGGAACATATCAGTATGGTACACCGGTAATTGTTGCAAATAAAGAGGACTTCGACTAATATACAACTAAATATATTATAGGAGATTTTTCTTTATGACAAAAGAGCAGATCTACAACGAAATCAAAGATGAAGACGAAGTCGACATCTGGATTGACGATGGAGATAAAATAAGAACTGCAACACCTTCATTGGAAGTTGCAGAATGGATGCTTGACAATATTGAAGCAGGTGCCCACGTTGAAGCTCGTGTTTACTATGACGATGACGGAAACAAAGTTCCTGCGAATGAGTATGACGGTACAATGGATGTTGAGACAATTTTCGATTCTGATGATTTCATTGCTGATGAAATTGCAGATGAAGAAGATGACTATGAAGAACCTCCAGTCGAGCCGATGAATGCTGAAACTTCAAAAGAAGCATACAGAGCAGATATATATGCTGCTATTGGAAAGCAACTTGAAGAAGCACATTATGATTGTGTTTGGGAAGGCGGCGTAATTGAATGTAAAGTCAATGGCTTAAAAATTAGAATCTTCCCTAAAAGAAGAACTTCTGATAAACTTGACAGCTTATTATTCAATGTTTGGAAAGGCTACCAGTGGTTGGTTATCAATAAGGAAGTTGAACCTGAAAAAGCATTTGATTATTTTGAATCACTTGTAAAATAAAATTAAGGCGAGCTTTTTGCTCGCCTTTTGTTTTATATAATCTGTAAGTTTTGCGCAGCAGGTCTGATGTAAGTATCAATTTCATTTACAACTTGTGCAAGATGCTTTGTCAAATGGACCTGTGGATTTGAAAGCCCACCTGATAAGTTATGTTTTTCATCCCAAACTCCTTTTCCTTTTTCTCCTGTAAACTTGTAAATTGACATTCCGTTTTTATCAAGGCCTTCCCATACGCCTTGCCAATAAAAAGATGGATCATCACTGTAAAACTTTGCATCGCAATTATGAACAACTTGCTTAAGTGCTTGTTCAAGTTGTGAGTAGCCCATATTCTTTTCATCTTTCAAATACTGCTTAACTTTATACCATCTTATACAAAGTGTGTACTGACCATTCTTTCCTTGAGGCAAGTTTGTTGCAGCAATAAATCCAGTTGCCCCGTAAGTTGAGTTTGCAAAGAAAATCATCTCAAGGAAATCTTGTTTTCTGTAATAAGCAGCTTGCGCCAAGTCGATATTGAAATCATTTTGATAACGCTTATCAAGATGCTTTTGAGTCAATCCTGATATAGCGTTTTGTGATAATGAATCAATAGTTGCCTCAAGAAATAATTCCATTATACACCACCTAAGATATCTTCAGCTATTTGTTCCTGAACTTTTCGCTGTTGTTCAGCTTCGTCATCAGTTAAGTTGGACATTTTAGCTTCATACATCTTTTCAGCAACAGCTGCTGCTTCAGACTCTTCGTGAAGCTTTTCTAATCCGCCGTTACGCATTGCTTCAAGAACTTTTATTGAATCATTTAATGCTGAATACTCTGTAATTTTTGGAATGTACATTGTGTGAGAAACCGTACCACCCTTATTTGTGTTGTTAGGACGCCAGTCTCTTCCTTGCCATTCTGTAAAATGATTGCTTTCCATATACTTAAAGAACAACTGCTCTTTGCTTTCTTTATATCTTTGTGATACTTCACGAAGTCGTTCTTGTTTCAATTCATTGATACGAGCTTTTCTTTCGCGTAAGCGGGCCTTTGCTTCAGCTTTTGCTTCCATAACATCGTCTCCGCCCATATCGTCATCACCGCCCATATCATCTCCGCCACCGAAGTCGAAATCATCGCCTCCCATATCATCGTCTCCACCTTCGTCACCTTCGTCTCCGCCAACTGGCTTTAAGAATGATGACAAGCGCATCCACTTTTGAATGTCTGTTGGGTCAAGGAATGAATACTTTGAAAGAATGTCAGTAACAACATCTTCAGGAAGTGGCTCGCCTTCTTCAAGACCAAGTGCACGAGTAATCAAGTCCATAACGCCGCCTGCCATCTCAATAGATGCCTGACGAGCTTCGCGTTTTTCCTGTCCCATTTCTTCAGCAGGGAAGCGCATTGACAAGATGAATGGAGTGTTATAGTCAAACTCACCAGTGATTGCAAAATGCAAACGAATAAGTTCACCAATGCCTTCAAGACAAGCAGACTGAATGGTATACACGTGACGAGCGAAAGGCTTGTACTGTTCTGTCAATGAAATGCCACTGTTACCAAAACCACCAAACTCTTGGTCAAGATATGCCTTAGGTACACCTGAAGCAATAGCAACACGGTCCTGATAAAGTTCAATATCACCAACGAAGTCAATGTCACATTTTGATTCTTTTACATCAACATCAATAAGTCCATCAGGAATCCACATCTTTGTGTTTACTGTGTAAACTTCACCACCTGCAACATCTGCTGAAACACCAAGGTTGTCATACTCTTCACGAACGCTGTTCACGTGTTCAAACTGAACATCAGGTCCCATACCTTCTGCACCTTTAACCTTGTACATTGTGATAGGGAATGACATCTGACGAGCAAGACCTTGAAGCATCATTGATGAGAAGCACTGTTTGAAAGGAGCAATACAACCTAAAAGTGGTGGGCGTCCATAAGGATAGAACTCACTGTTTTCTGCATTGTAACGGAAGTGTGTAATCTCCCAAGGAGGACACATAATGCCGTCATACAATTCATAACCAATAAGTTTAGAATCAAATGAATCCGCAAGGTTTTCATCAAGGTCCATTGTCTTTTTATTTTGGATTATGTCAACCAAAGCTTGAATCTTTTGCTGACGGTTTTTGTTTGCTGCAAGATAACCATTCTTCTGTGCAAGGTACTCTGCCATATGCACTGGATTGAACTCAAGTCTCTCCATAACTGAATTAACTTTGAGCGGCTTAATGTTTTCAATGCCATTCATACCAATCTTATGAGACCAGAATGACTCACCATAAAGTTCAAGGTCGTGACATACCTGTTGCAATCTTTGCTGATTGATACCCCATCTTGCAAACAACTCATAACACTTTGCTGAAAAGTTTGCGTTAGGAGATTCGATTGTTAAGATACGATCTTGAACATCAAGCTGTGTTGCTTCTGCAGCACAAAGTTCAACAACACGGTAACCAAAGTTGTCGTTGTAATAAAAGAATGATAATTCATTTAAGCGGCGCTGTCTGTCTTGAATATCATTATATGACAAAGTTGTTTCTGTCATATATGCATCAAAATACTTTTCGAGATTCTCTGTTAATTTTTCAGATTTGAAAACAGAACCTAATGCAGCATTCTTAAAGCGGTATGCATCGTTGTTCAAGTCAACACGAACAAACTCCATACCAATTTTTGAAGGCAAGTCCTGTCCGCCAGGTGTTCCTTTCTTTGCTCTAAAACCAAAAACAGATGAAAGTCGATTTATGTAAGAGCTTTTTAAGATACTTGACGCTGGAGCTTTTCCTGACTTATAAATATCATCAGCCATAACTACCTCATTTTACTTGTTTAGTAATTAGTTTAATAACACAAAAAGCGGGACAACTGCCCGCTTTTCATAAATGTTTAATATATTTTTACTCTTCTCTTGCCCAAGCATCTAAGTCAGCATCATCTGACATTGCAAAATCAGCGTCAGAATTATCTGTATACTTACCAAATTTAGTGCCTTTGAAGTTACCACCAAGAACTGTTCCGTCATCAAATGTAGGAGCATAATCGCCGCCATTAAGATGATTAGCATAAGCAGCAGGTTTAGTTCTTTTACCTATACTACCTTCACCATCGCCCATCTGAACATAGTTAAATGGATTATAATCACCGTCATCATCTTGGTATTCAGAATCTCTTGTTGGGAAGCTGTCTGCAAGATGGTCTTCCATTTCTTGGTGTGGATTTGGTCCGCCATACTCATCATCATAATCATCCCAGTCCCAGTCTTCCATATCGCCTTCGCAAACATCGTTGAAACCTTCAGAATCCCAGTCTTCAAACTCTTCTTCATCTTCAATGCTTTCGTTCAATATTTTTTCAAATAAAGATGAATTCGACTCAGAAAACTCAAGTTTGTTTCTTTTAAGATATGAAGTTACATATGTTTTAATGAATGACTTTAATTTATCTTTATCCTGAACGCCTAAGTGAACTGCTTTAATAACTATATGGTAATATATAATATCTGTAAGCTCACTAACAGAAATCTCTGTTTTACCATCTGCAAGAAAGACTTGCAATTCTCGTTTTATATCAGCTGTAATTTCACTAGCATTTTTGAATGCTCCAGCATATCCTCCAAGAAATTTCAGTAACTTAGAAACAATCTTCAAAAGAAGACCACCTAAAAGTACTCCAATAGCAACTGATAAAAAGCCTTCGTTTAATACTTTTTTGTTTGCAACCTGCTTACATTCTTCAAACAAGCCATAGCAGTCTGCATTTGACATTGCAGTGTCAAGATCTTTGTAAGGTCCCATATCATTGTAAAGTCCATTAAGAACAGTGTAAAGATAAACTTTTACTCCGCCCTCTTCCTTTACAAAAAGAACATACTTATGGTTACCTGCCATAGTGCGGCGGCCATCAACAACAGCAAGGAGTTTTCCTTTGCCGTTTAATACATCTTTTATAGCTTTTGCGTCTTCATCGTTAATGCACTGCAAAGGTTTGTCACCTTTTGAGATAAAGCGTCTATATGTTTCAAGATTGCTTATCTGACGATCATCACGATTAAGACCATAAACATCTTCAAAGTTGTTCATTTATATCTCCTGTTTTAATTAGTCTGTACTTTTTCAACTTTTATATAGTTTTTATCAACATATATAATATCATTGATGTTCTGAGGTGCAATATCCTGAATCTTAGGCTGAGCATAAACTCTCAAATTGATGTACTGCTTAATCAATGATCTAAGTTTTTCCATATCACTGTCTTTGTCAAAGTTTTTGATTGAACTAAACTCAAAGTAAGAAAGTGGAATATAGAAAGTACCTGTCAAAGTCTTTTCATCTTCATTCATATTAAAATCAATGTCGACTCCGTTTACAAACTTTGTATTTTGTTTATAGTAGCGGCTGTCAACCTCAACAATAGAATCATCAGTTGAAGATGAGTATTCTTTATATGCTCCAGATGATGTTGTTTCATAAGGACGAATCTCTGTAGGTGCCTTACTAAAGTCTTTCAACTGTTTCATATAAGCTGCATCAGTAATTTTATCAATCGTATCAAACTGTGCAACACGACACTGAAGATTATCAAAATCTGTACCTGCATTGTCATACATTGTATAGTCGATTTCATTTGATTGAGTAACATATTCACTTGTTGTACCGTCAAGTAACTTTGTCTTTGCATCGAAAATAGTAGTTTCACCACTTTCATCAATGCGATTGTCATATAAGAAGAATGTGCGGTTCTTATCTGTTTTAGTTGAATCATTGATGAATTCCAAATCAACTTTCAACAAATAATCAGCATTTACTGTACAGTCCTTAAAACCTTGGTTAATCAAGTCACTCATATAAACTTCATCAAAGCTGAACGGAATGCTTACAATATAATCATTCATATTGCTTACATAAGTTGTGTCGATGTTGTCATTATCAATTTTTGCGACAGCTTCTGTGATAACTGAAACTGTGTCAGTAAACTTGAATGTCTTTGCCAAAGCAATCAACTTTGAAGTATAAATTGGTTCATTGAAGTCTTGATTAAAAATATCATAATCTTCAGCAATGATTTCTTTAATGCGTTCTGCAATTTCATCTTCAGTATAATCATATGAAGAAGAAGTAATTTTGAAAGATGTTACAAGTTCAATCAAGTTTGGCTGAACAAACTTAATTGTATCTGAAGGTCCTTTCATATCATAAATTGATGTTTGCAAAGGATTTAAGAATGTATCATCAACTTCTTCATCAGGGATTTCTTCACCGTTTGAAAGCATTGCTGTAATATTGATGTTACTTGAGATTGTGTTTAATTCATTTGCAACCTCTTCTTTTACATCTTCGCCGATTGTTGTATCAACCTGTTCAGAAGTTATACTTTCATCTGGGAAGATTTTACAATGCAAAAGATTGAGAGGAGAGTACTTGTCAATAGCATTTAAGTATGCTTTGTTTGTTGCAATAGTGTATGACTTCAAGTATGAAGTAGGAGCATTAACTTTATAATCCTCAACATCTTCAATATCACGACCGCCACTGATTGCACAAACATTTGTACAAGACAAGAATGTTGCGTATGTATCAGTTCTTGGGTCCTTAATTTTATATCCTGTTGGAAGGATCATTGTGTTTACTTGATACTTTGCATTGATGTTTCCTGCTGAACCAAGTGTTTCAACATACTTAACATAAACAACACCTTCAGGAGGGATTGCTCCACTAAGGCCATCACCAAACTTAATTTTAATGCCGCTTTCATCTTTTAAGATTGACTTTTCAAAAACATTATCAATAGATGAAGCGCTTGAAAGTTTATCAATTTCTGTAAAGATTACAGGCTCCCCATTTTGAGGTTGAACATATACAGAAAAGTAATTGCAAGATACTTCATTTGATGCAGCATCAACATCAAGCGTTGGTAAAACAAATGATTGAAAGCGAGAGTTTGCAGTTGTTCGGCCAATAGAAACTGTTTTCTGAATGCCTTGCATTACAGGTATTTTAAGATACTTGATGCCTTTCCAGCCACCGCGTGATTGGAATGACTCAAGGTCAACTTCGTTCATTTCAGAATATTTTTTCTTTAAGGTTTTTGAAGATACGACTTCAGTTGAAAAGAACTCAACACCGCTGCCTGTTACAAAGCGAGTTCCTTTTGGAATTGAATAACCTTTATCACAAGTCCAAGGAACAAGTGCGTGTCTTGCAGATTCATCAGCAGTTTCAGCTTTTGTGATATCATCATAATCAGACTCCGCATCAAGATCATAGTAATAAGAACCATAATAAGAAAGGCGGTCCTTACCTTCTGCATCAGTGTGTGATACAATTACATAACCGATTGCTGAGTTTGGTAATTGTCTCTTATATGAAAGTAAATCACCTTGAGCTTCCAATGATGAAAAGTCCATTGCAGTTTTCCATTTCTTTTCACGGTAAAGCTGCTCCATATAACGGTCATCTTCAGCTCCAGATTCTGCTATCGCTTTAAGAACATTGCCGACTGTGCCTTTTTGTAAAATGAGAGGCCAATTTGAATCTTTTCTAAGGCCTGTCAACATTCTTGCTAATTTGCTTTCTGTATCAAATCTCTTCATATCAAAAACCTTAATAATTAGTCGGTTTGTTATATGCGTATGTATAAATCACAAAAGGCCTACCCGAAGGTAAGCCTTTTTATATGTTAACCCTTACGGGTTAATCTGTCGGATTAGTTGCCTGTTGACTCATTGCCTGTAACATCTGTTGCAGGTGAAGCAACCTGAGTTGTTGCTTTAGCCTTTGGGTTTGAGTATTTCAACATACCACCAACAACTTTTGCAGTTGTATCTTTCAAGCCCTTGATGCGGATGAGAGCGAGGTAACGGCGGTTCATAACTGCCCAGTCACCGTATGTAGCAAGACCAGCCTCTTTGTAGAAGTTCTTGCGCTGGATGATACCAGTGTTGAAGAATGGAACCAAAGTACCGAATGCAATAGCTACATCGCCTTCATTTTCGTCGTCCTTCCATACACACATAATCTCGTTTGTTGGGATGATGCTTGAAGGAGCCTTGAATGTTGGGATACCACCGAATTCACCAATCTGGTAGATACCTTTTGCTGACTGGCGGCCTTTCTCTGAGAATGTGCCTTTAACCAACTTGAGGTAAGAACCTGCAGAGAAACCTGCAACCATTCTTGAAACGCCACCACGGTTGATGTCGTTTACCATAATATCTGTTACTGTGTCAACAGCAGATGGGAATGTCTGTGCTGTGTGGAAGTAACCTTCGATGTTTTCACCATTGCCGTAAGCTGCATCGAACTCAACAACATAGTCCTTGTTTGAACGAGCTACACCGTAAGCGAGCTTGAATGAACGAAGGTCAAGGTTGATACGAATTGCATCACCAGCGTAAGTTACCAACATATCCTGAGCAGAAAGACCAAATGAAGCATCAAGTGTGATTTCTGCCAACTGAGACCAAGTAACACCGATTGTTGTTGGGCGTGGCTCAAACTTGTAGTCGCTCATTACGAGTTCGATCTCACCGAGGTTGTCACCAAGGAAGTCGTCTTCGAGGTCGAAGCGTGCGAATACCTGAATGTCATCGCTTTCAACACCTGTTACAGTGATAACGATTGAACCATCTTCCTGCTTTGCAACATCAATGTCAGCTTTTGGATATTCAGCTGTGTTGATGAAGAAGTTACCAGTTCTCTTGTTCTCTTCAGCGATAGGATGTGTTTCATCACCATCGTAAACTTTCATATAACCCTTAAGGAGTTTTGCAGCATAAACTGCAGGGTTACCATTTTCATCTGCTACTGCAGGGATTGTGAACACACCATTTTTACCAGGAATGTTGATAAGTTCCTGTGTGAAGCGGTCTTCTGTGTTCTCGTAAAGAGCACGCTGGAAGTCGTCTTCGTTGATGTCGTTATATGTGTCTTTGTACTGTGAAGCATCACCATAAGCACCAGCAGTGTTTGAAGTGTGCTTGTCGTGCAAGTCACCATCGTGTACTGTCTTTGAATAAACAGGTTTGATGTACTTAATAGAATCCTTTGCAGATTCCATAGCGAACTCAGTAAATACCTTGTTGCGGCAAGTGTTAGGCATTGCGAGGCGAACAAGTCTCAACATATTTTCAGGAGTGAAACCCTGGAATGAAGTTGACAACTGAGCTTCAGTCATCTTTGACATTGAAGCAGCCTGAGTCTGAAGGTTGATAGCTGTGTTACGAGCTACTGCTTCAGGAAGCTGTGTCAAACCAGCACCGATTTTTGGAATACGAGACCAAGATTCAACGAACTTAGCTCCACGGAATTCTCTTTCTGTTCTAGCGAGGTGTTTGCGTGTTGCCTCGCGAAGTGCAGCACCTTCTTTCTGTGCTGTCATTGCGTTTGTTAAAGCCATAATAAATCACCTTATTTATGTTAAAATTTTATAAAATGATTTCGTTGCTGAATTGATAGTTAGACATTTATTTTTCTACTCTTGAGGTATTTATTGTCCTCTTATCTGCATTTATTAAGCAAAACCAAATCAATTATATTAGTTAGTTAGTATTCCCAAAAATAAAAAGTTTATGATTTTTCATCTGGGTAAATGATATTTTCTTCAGGAAGTGAATTGTCATCAAACTCGATAGGCACAATAAATATCTTGTCATTTCCATTCAGAAAGAACTTATGCACCAAGTCTTTAATGTCACAAATTACTTCACCATCTTTTACAACCTGTGAATATGAAAATGCATTAAACTCAGGATTTATAATTACATCATCATACTCACAAATAGGAATGAAGAACATACATTTATTTGTAAAGCCATTGCAGAATATGTATGCAGGCTTTTTCCAAATATCTACATAATCTTTTACTGTCATCTTATCTCCTACAAGTCATACTTTGCTGTATAGTCAATGCTGTCATAATCACCGTCCCAAAGAGCAATATGGTCGGAGATTTTACAATCAGAACCAATCATTTCAACACCATCTCCGTCGGCTCCAGGGAATGCTATGTTTGTGTTTTTGACAACATCATAAATGCTTTGAGGAACTCTGAAACGAAGATTTTCTTTTGTTCCTACCCAAGTATTCCACTGTCCTAAAGATGATGCATTGTTAATCAAACTAGAACCTTCTTCAATAAAAAGATTCACAACATTTGAATATGAGAATGGGTAACCACCAAACTTATTTACAGATTTAGGAATGAACAATGTTTTGATTCTTGCACCTGCAAACATAGCATTGTTTTCCCAAGACCAAACTTGATCTGATCCACCTATTCTTTGCATTTCATTATTGAAAACAACTTTTCTTAAGAATGAACAATTCTTAAAAGTGTTACCACCAGTTGATGTGACATTCATTGGGTAATAAAACTCTCTTAATGAAACGCAATCTCTGAATGCTCCGTGAAGATCTGTGTCTGCTGTCCAATCAACATATTGAGCTTCCATTGTACATTTGCTCAAGTCAACGATAACTTGCTTTGTAGGATCTTTAAGGGCTTTCGCAATTTTAAGAATTGCTTCTTTAGTTATTTCATCTGAAAGTCTAATGATATGAGGTGAACCATCTTCACCAGTGTCAGGCAAATCTTTGATTATGTTATAAATAGCACTGCCGTCAGAAATGCTATCATCATAGTCGATTTCAACATACAAGATTCTAACTGGGCCAACTTCATTCATAATGTAAACTTCACCCACACCAGAATTATAGTCATAAACACATTCTTTAATGGTTGTCGTATCTGAATTGTCAACTGATACAGATGAACTCCACTTTTCATCAGATGTGTCAAGCGTCTCACTTATACGAATGTTTGTGTTGTTGCCATCAATAGAAGTAAAGCCTACTTTTATGAATGCTTTTCCTAAAACAGTTAAAGTCATCGCAGGATCAGTTTGTCCCCCTGCTTCAGCAAAGTCGATGTAACCGTTATTACCTGCTGATGCATCTTCATACCAAGATGTATCTTTTGATGATGATATCTTCAAACCATTTGTAAGTGAATAGCCATTGTTGTCACCGTTCTGATTCCAATTTGAATCACGAACTGTTTCAGTTACAGTTGTATAGCCTTCATAAACAGAATAGTATCTAAATCCGCCTGATTGATAAAAATAATATTCACCTGCAGGAAGATCACGGAACATAACCCATTGTGCTGTATAAGCTGGGACTGCTACATAATCAGCAGCTTCTGTGCCAGCAAATCTGTCTGCTTTTATGTTAAACAATCTAAAGTTTCTTGTAGAGTTTGTGTTGTTGTAAACATAAAAGCCTACTTCGCCTTTGAAGTTTCCTGGGATAGAAATGTAACCAGCAACGCCGCTGCTTCCTGACTGAAGATATGAGCCTCGTGTATCACTTCCAAATGAAATTGCGTGTGTAACTTTCCAAGAATTGTCATTGTATGTATAATCAATTTTATCATACCAGTGCAATCCATAATATCTTTCATTATGTGCATAACCTGTACCAAAAGGTGCTGTACCCACGCCTGTGAAGTCGGTTCTTCTTGTAAGGTTTTGCTGTGTTGGATAATATTGGGTTGCTGATGACGCCTCCGTTCTTACATAAGGCGCAGTTAAAAACTCCCAAGAGATATCATCATAAGTCAAAAGTTCAAAATCAACTACTTCCGTCCCTGTGTCAGAATCATCATCGAGCTCGATGACTTCTGACAAATCTCCATCATTATAGGTCGTGTATGACGGAGCTGAAATGCCGCCAGGGATTTTTGACCAACCTGAGAAATAGATGTTCGCAGGTGCAGCTGACTTAAACTTAATACCGTAGTAATAGTTTCCGTTATATTTTGCCAATACGATGCGGGCTTTCTTTTCAAATGTTGTTGCTCCTTTAAGGAGTCGTGAACCTGTTGATGTTAATGATATTTGATAGTGACCAAAGACATTCTTTCCGACTTCAAGGATTTCTCCACCAATAACACCAATGTCGGTTTCTGAGTCGATGTCCTGTGTACACAATAAAATTACAGTTCGTTCAGATGTTGTTTCAGCTATTTTATACTGTGATTTCCAATCAACACCATTATGATCTGCTTGTGTGGTAACAGTATCAATGACAATGTCTTCTTTTAATTTTGTTTCAAAGTTTTCGTTCTTAGTGATGTTTACTTCATCAACTAAGCCTGAAACAATTTGACGATATTTGTTGCCTTCTTCATCTTCAAGAACAATACCTAATGTCTTGTTGTTACGATTATAAAGCAACTCACGAGATAAGAGCGCGCTAATTGCATCTGCTTCACGCGCTTGAGTAGTAGTTGCAATTCTTATAGGATTGCGATGTTTTTTGTCTGCCATATAAACCCCATAAATTGCTAGGTGACAAACCTAGCTTCCATATTGATTTAGTACGACTAATTCTATATGAGAAACTGGCAAGCTCGTCTTGCAATGAAGCAAGACCGAATTAAAAGAAAGATTATCGACTTACAGATTGAACACGAAGGCGTGCCAACTGACTGCATAAGAATACGATTAAAGAAAGATGATGAAGGCGATATTGAAACAAGAACAATAGAAATGGCTGATGTTATTCCTGTAATATTCCCGCCACTTACTGATGTTCCTTATCGTCGT